AAAGTAATATGAAAATAAAATCTGTAGAATTTAAAAACTTTGCAAGTTACGGAAATCGTACACAAGTAATCGAGTTTGATAAAGATAAAAGTGATCTTTATTTAGTTCTTGGTGGAAACGGTGCAGGTAAGAGTACACTAGCAAAAGTAATTACATACTTATGTTACGGTAAAGTAGAAGGTTCAACACTAAAGGATTTACCTAATAGAGTCAATAGCGCTCTTTGGGGTAAGATACATTTAGAATCTAAAAACAATACAGTTGAAATAGAAAGAGGAATTAATCCTGGTATTTTTAATGTAAAAATAAATGGATCCGAATATGATGTTGCAGGTAAAGTAAATTTACAAGATTTTTTAGAAACGGAAATTTATGAAATACCTTACCATGTATTTAAGAATGTAATTATTTTATCTGTAAATGATTTTAAGTCTTTTATTACAATGTCACCTTATGATAAGAAAAGAATTATAGATAAGATATTTGGATTTTCTATCATTAATGAAATGGCTGAAGCTGTTAAAGAAAAGAGAAGATCTATTATCGAGGAGATCCGAACTTATGATGATGAAATAAGAACTCTTAATGAATCAATAGAATCTGTAATTGATAAGATAAAACATTTTGAGAAGGTTAGTAAAAACAAAGATGCTGAAAGAATTAAAGTTCTTAAGGAAAAGTTATTGCAACTAAATGAAAATAGAAAAAAGTTAAAAGATCTCACGTCTGCAACAAAGGTTAACTTAGAAAAATTAGATGAAAATTCAAGAAAGCAAAACAATAAAAAATCAACATTAAATTCCAAAATTAATACTGTTAAGAAAGAACTTAAGCTGTATGAAAACAATGAATGCCCTACCTGTACAGCTCCTCTTAATTCTGATTTTCATTTAGATATTAAAAAAGAAAAACAAGATTCATTAGATTCTTTGTTTATTAAATGGAATCAAATAAAGGAAGATGCAGAAAAAGCCGAGGGTGAACTAGTAGATCTTAGACAAAAAGGTAGAAAGATACATGTTAAGGTTGGTCAATTAGAAACTCAGATGGAAGCCATTAAAGATAAACTAATTGAAATGGCTGATAAAGATGAATCTGAATCTGGGTCTCATCTTAAACAATTAGTAAAAGATTTTAAAAATAGGAAGGATGATAAATCAACAGGTAAGTTAAAAAGTGAAGGCCAAGATTATTATCTAACTATCCTAGAAAACATTATGGGTGAAAATGGAATTAAGAACTTAGCAGTAAGATCTATACTCCCCTCCTTTAATAGCCACATTCAATTAATGGGAAGAGAAATGGGAATACCGTTTGGGATTAGATTTAATGAAAAGTTTTATTGTTCTCTCCATCATTTAGGAACGGAGATTAGCCCCAAGACTCTAAGTACAGGTGAAAAGAAAAAAGTTGATTTTGTAATTATCATGGCTTTAATGAAAATGATTAAGGTTAGGTTTCCATCATTAAATATTTTATTCTTGGATGAAATCTTCTCATCTATTGACTCCGACGGTGTCTACCATATAATTAACATACTTCATAATACAATTCAAGATATAGGCCTTAATACATTTGTTATCAACCATACAGTTTTACCGAGTGAATATTTTGATAAAAAGATAGAAATTACTAAAGATGGTGGCTTTAGTGAATTTAACATTGAATCTATTGGATAAATAGTATATAAACAAAGTGTAATGCATGTCATCTTATAACCAAGAATTTAACAAGGATAATACTATACTTAGGTACTTAGTGGTAGGTATGCTAGCTGAGCTTAGTAAAAAGGTTTACTATTATAATCAAATAGATGAGGATACTCTGAAAAAAATAGAAGTCCCTTTCTTCTATTCAATATCTGGAAATGAAAGGTTTCTTTTAGATAATTTTATGTTTGATGCCGAAAAGGCAGGCAAAGCAATTGGAGACTATGAAGTAGTACCAAGAGGTATAGTACAGATGAATTCATTAGCTATTGACTCAAGTGCACAAACTAATAAATTTACAAGAGCAGAGTTTGTTAGAGAGTGGGAAGGTGTTTTAAAAACCTTTTCTTTAATGACCAACTTTTTACCGGTTACATTAGGATTCAGTGTAACATTAATATGTTCTAATAATTTAGAAATGTTAAAGGTTAGTGAATCTATAATGAGTAAACTGTATAAAGGTACTTTATTTAATTGTGACCTAGGTATGTTTAGGGTAAATGCAGCAATGATAGTACCAGAAGATTATTCACAAGATAGATTATTCGAATGGGGATTAAATGACAAAAAAGAATTTCAAGTTACTTTTGATATGGAATTACAATCATTTATGCCAGTGTTTGAAAGCGGTATTTTACTATCTGAAATTGATTTTATTACCAAGGAGGCTATTAAATCTAATCCAAATTCTGCAGGTGTAGGGCAATTAAGATGTGACAGTAATGGTAATATGGGTATCTATTTTGGTGGTGTATTTCAGAAGTTTAACTTTACTGATGATAACATACAGGTAGCACCAAATACCAACATGTTAAGTAATCAATCATATAACACAACCACAAGTAAGGAAGTTGGTGGTCCTTATGATGAAAGGGAGATAGATTCATCTCCTCCCCCAGTAGAACCGAGTGATAGCAAGATTTATAGAAATGCTGGCAACGATGAAGGATAATTAACTCTAAGTTCTTAGAATATATAAAACAAATCAAATTCTATAATATGGAAAAAGTTATTAAAGAAGGACAAACTCAAGTTTACGCAGGCGGTGCAATTGACCGTCAATATGGTGTTAACACTGATGCTCCTTACCTTAATTCACCACCACAACAATTAATTGACATTGTTGGAGTTTTATTTACACAAAGCGGTAAAACAAAACTAGATGGTAAAAATGGTAAAATAGTTGAAGGTGGACCAATGACGGATGCACAAGTACTTGCAACTCTTGTAGGTATGGGAACTCCGCAACAATTAGCAATGAGTGCTATTAATGCCTTCAAAGGAAATCAAACAGAAATTACAGAACATAATAATAAACAAAAAAATCATAACGAAATGAAATTTACAATCGCTGAACTGCACGAAAATGTTATGAAGAGCATGGAGGCTTTAAAGGTAATGAATTCGGATAATTCCAGAGTTTCTTATACTGCTAAGAATGCCCTTAACATTTTACAAGAATCTCTAAAGGCATTCCCTATGAGGTTTAAAAACGAAGAAACTGAAGTAATCAGTGAAGAAATAGAAAATAGTGTTAATCCTATGCTTAAGTTTAGTATTGCTAAACAACTTCACAGAGACTTAGCTGCTTCAGATTGGATTAATCCAATCAAGGAATTAAGATCATATATATCTGATGTCTATTCTGATGCCAAATGGTCTTTCAGAATATCTGAGGCTATTGAAAGAACAAGAACACAAAGAGGTAAAATGTATGAAGGTCTTGGAAATGATTTAGAAGGCTTATTAACAGAATCTTCTGATACTATTAAATCTAAGTTTTCTGCTATTGCTGCAAAGAACCCATGGTCAATGGATTGTAAAGCAATTATTAATGAAATGAAAGCTGAAGATAATAAAGCTGCTTCAAATGGTGGTGGAGTTATTTCTACTATTCTTTCACCAGTTTTAGAATCAGAAAACGGTTTAACATTCCACTTACATGGAAAGAATTATAATTTTGATGGAAAAACAATTTCAGAAACAGAAGTTAAAGACCCAAGATTCTTTGATGTATTAGAAGGTCTAGGCATGTTTAAAAATACTAACGGTACTTTAGTTACTTTTGGTGAAGGAAATAATAAAACTTTAGAATACAATTTAACTGAAGGTACTATTAAATTAGGAAAGACTGATTTATCAAATGCTAGTATAATTGAATTAAAGGAAGCATTGCTTGCAACTAATTTCTTTGGTTATAGAAACCAATGGAAAATTGATAAGGCATGTAAATTCTTTGAATCTGCTGAACTACTTGCTGAAATGGATAACTTTACAAATATTACTTCATCTGAATTTAAAGACTTATTTTTAACTATGATTGCTGTTGGTGCTGGTAATGCTCACATAGGTGAAGGAATCTACATTAATAAAGTTAATCTTGGAATGCAAATGAATGAAATGATATTAGTTTCTACGGCAACTGAAGCTGTTGAATTAGTAAAAGAATTTATTAATTATGATGCTTCCCAAATTCTTTCAGAAAGATTAATCGCTGAAAATGATGAAACTGCAAAACTTAATAAATCAAGAGCTGATATTTCAGATAAGATATCTTTCTTAGAAGAAAAGAAGGCAAAGGTAAAAGAAGCTATTAATAAACTCGGTGAAACTGAGGAACTTACTGAAGCTATGAATCTTTTACAAGAAGAGATTGCTAAGTTTGAAAAATCTTTACAAGAAACTTATGATGTAGTAACTCTAGGTGGAAATAAAGGTGATAAATCAAAAACTCATGATGGTGAAGATTACGAAGAAGAAGATGAAAAGGATGAATCAGCTAATGAAAAATATGATGATGTTGTATTAGGCGGAAACAAAGGTGATAAATCTAAAACTCATGATGGAGAAGATTACGAAGATGAAGATGAAAAGAAAGACGAAGCAGTAACAGAAAAAAAAAGTCGTAACGATTATTTAAACGACGGATATGTTGAAGCTGAAGTTAATAAGAATGCCAATGGTCTTAGAAAAGGTACTGAAGTTTTTGTAAGTGCTGAAGACTATACTTCTTTAGGTGATGATGATCAATTAGAATGTATTGACCCTAAAACTGGGAAAACTACTATTTGTAACAAGAGCCAATTAAACGTTAAAATTTAAAACTCATAACTATGAGTATCTATTATAGAAAAGCCGATAGGAATAATAAACTATCGGCTTTTTTTGTATATAATAATAAACAAACAGTTATGATATGGCAAGAAAAAGAAACTACCTAAATAATAGAGATCTTTTAGAAGAAATAATTAAATCTAAAGAGTTGGATGAGCTTACCCCAAAGGCATTAGAGTTTCTAATGTTATTAGCTGATAAGTGTTCCAGAAAATTATCCTATGCAAACCCTGATGATAGACAAGACTGTATAGCATCGGCTTATATGGATTTATTTAAATATTGGAGAAATTTTAATCCTGAAAAATCTACTAATGCATTTGCTTATTTCACAGAGATATGTAAAAGAGGATTTGCTAAAGGTTGGAATAAACTCCATCCTAGAAAATATGCAGGAACAGTTTCTATTAATGGTAGTGCTGATAGTGATGGTATTTATACAATATAATAATGAGTATCAAGAAGGTAAAACCAACCCCTCGTTCAGGATATAAGCAAGGTTATTATAAACCTATTAATCCACAAAAGTATATAGGGGAACATCCGATTATATACAGAAGTAGTTGGGAGAGGAAATTTTGTCATTGGTGCGATCATAATGAAGAAGTAATCAAATGGGCATCTGAACCATTCTCAGTGAAATACTTTAATATGCTAGATAAAAAGTTTCATAATTATTATCCTGATTTTTATATGAAAATGGATAAAGGTGAAGGTATAATTGAAGAATTTGTTGTTGAAATAAAACCTAAGGCTCAATTACAAAAACCAAAAGCACCAAAAAGAAAAACTGCAAAGGCATTAAAAAACTTCCAACATGGATATGAAACTTATGTTAGAAACCTTTGTAAAACTGAAGCATTAAACAAAATGGCAAAACAGAGAAATCTTAAAGTTATGCTTTTAACTGAAGACTCAAAATTATTCTAATGGCAATAGTAGGATCCTTTCAAGAAGATTTAGATATTTACCTTGCAGATTATAAAGGTAGAACTGGTGCGTCTAAACAATCAGATAAAGAATTAAAGAGTATAGGTAGTATCGCTAAAGGTACATTAGAAAATGGAAAAATGTATTCTTTTGAATATTTTACACCTGATGAAACTTTTTATGATACATACCCAATAGTATTAGGTCTAGGTAAAAGTATTGATAATCACCAATTGGCTGTAAATCTACATTACATTCCTTATGATGCTAGAATACCTTTCATCTCGGATGTAGTAAGATCTTTTAATAATGTTATCAGTTCATCAGTAAATAAATCACCAGGTAATCCTAGTGCTCAACAGAGATTAAGTGAATTTACTTATGATAATTTAAAGAAATCATTAGGTAGAAAATATAATCTTACTTATGCGGTAAGACAATATAGAATGGATAGAATAAGAAAACCAAGGATGTTAGGTTATGAAGATTGGTATATAGGTGCCGTTAATAATCAAAACCATTTCTTTGGAGGAAATATAAATGAGGCACAAGCATTATATTACAAGAATATATAAACAATAAAAGATAGAACAATATGGCAGGTTTTACTGACAGAAGAGGACCCTTAAGTACCGGGAATCCTGTAAGGAAGATTTTAAAGGATCTTTCTAATTTAGGCATGGCTTACGATGATATGATTATCCGTAATTCTCGTGCAGTAGGTTTCACTGAAAATCAAATGGGTTATACCTTTAATCCAATGGGCTCTGATGCCGATGATATGTATAGCGCATTTGCTGCACTATCATTAACAGATACTACAATGAAAAAGAATATCTCTATTTTTGATAGGGATTATGAAAGAAAGAGAGACCAACTTAGAGAATACGCAGTACAAGATGAAATAGAAGATATCTTAGATGTAATCACAGATGAAGCAATTGTATTTGATGAATCTAACTTTATGGCGTATGGTGATTTTCACGGTCATATTGCAAGTTCTATTGAAGATGAAATTGGAGATGTATATAATAATCTATACAATTACTTTGGTTTTAATGATTCTGTACAACCTTGGAATTATTTTAGAAAATGGTTAGTAGATGGGTTCTTGGCATTTGAGATAGTTTATAATGATAAACAGACAGAGATTATAGGATTTAAAGAATTGGATCCTATTTCCTTAATGCCAGGTATTGATACTGACACTGGAAAGAAGCAATGGGTACAGTACCAAGGGCAGGGTGCTAAAGAAAGAAAGCTATGGGATTCACAAATCATTTATCTTTCTTATTCTTCGATTAACTCACCAATGAGAATATCTTATGTTGAAAGATTAATAAGATCATTTAATCTTTTAAGAATAATGGAAACGACTAGAATTATCTGGGCTGTTTCTAATGCTTCATTTAAAACTCAGTTTATTATACCTGTCGGTGGTAAATCTAAGACTAGGGCAAAGCAATCACTTGCACAGCTAATGAATTCTTACCGAGAGGTAGTTGATTTTAACCAAGAGAGTGGTGAAATCGTAACTAATGGAAAACCAATGATGCCATTTAATAAGGAATATTGGTTACCTTCAAAGGATGGTGAATCTCCAGAAATTAGTACAATCGGTGGTGATGGACCAGATCTTGGTGATACTGAATCTCTTAAGTATTTTGCTGATAGATTAAAAATGGCTTCTAAGATTCCTTTCTCAAGGTTTGATAAGGAAGGTGGAAATACATATGATATGGATGCCAGTGGAATGTTAAGAGACGAGATCAAATTTTCTAAATTCATTGATCGCTTAAGATCCATATTCCAAGAAATACTAGTTAAACCGATGTATCTTCAAATGTGCATCAATCATCCAGAGTTAACAAATGACGTTTCTTTTAAATCAGGCTTAGGGCTTAATTTCGTTAAGGATAATGTGTTTGAGGAAATGAAAGAAATGGAATTACAGACAAAGCGAGTTGATTTTATTGGTAACTTAAAAACTCAATTAAGTACAATGACTGCTGAAATGGAGGAAATTCCATACTTCGATTTAGGATTCTTGGTTAAGAGATACGGTGGATTTACTCGTGAGGATTTAAAGGCTAATGCCAGAGCTAAAGAAAGAGCTGATTTAGAGAAGGAAGGATTTGCTGAAGGTGATATTGAAAAGATCCTTTTAGGTGCTGATAAGGCAGATTTTAAACCAGAAGAAAAAGCAGGAGGGGTTGATGAAGATCCATTAGCAGACCTTGGATAAAAACTCCACAAAGATTGTAATATATAAATCAAATAACTAGTAGAAAATGTCAGGAAAAAAATTATTGATTCTCGAAAGACAGAAATCAAATTTAGATATAACTACCGCAGAGGACGGTTCTGTTGTATTAGAAGGTGTATTTACCGAATTTGATGTTAAGAACAAGAATAACCGAATTTACGAGGAAAAGGAAGTAATGCCTCATATTAACGAATTACAAGAAAAGGTTAAAACTAATAAGCTTTTAGGTGAATTAGATCATCCTAAAGATTTTGATGTTAGTTTAGCTAATGTATCACATGTTGTGGAATCATTAGATTATAACAAAGATAAGAAACAAGTAATCGGTAAAATTAGATTATTAAATACTTCTAAAGGTAAGGAAGCACAAGCACTTATAAAGGATGGTATTCCTTTACACATTTCAAGTAGAGCTGCTGGTACAGTAGATGAAAATGGTAAAGTTAAAATCAAAAAGTTCTTCACATATGACTTAGTAGCAGATCCTGGATTTGAGAATGCTGAGTTATCAAGAGTAAATGAATCATTTGGTTTAAGTAATGATAATGATATATTAATCTACGAAATGAAAGAAACTGAAAATAACACCGATAATAAAAAAGATTTAACAATGGAAAATAATAATTTTGTAACTGTTGAAGATTTTCAAAAGTATACTGAATATGTATCTGGGGTTCTAAGTAATGTTAAAGAGTCTACTAATTCTAATAATGATGAGGTGATGGAAAAACTTATTAAGTACACAGAGCACGTTGCAGAGAAAGTAAATCAGGTTACTGATTATGCTGAATACTTATCCGAAAATCTAGATAAAAATATTTCATACTCTGATTACTTAGCAGAGAATGTAAATTCAATTAAAGACTATGCTGGGTATTTAGCTGAAGAGCTTGATGGAAGTATTCAATATGCTGAGCATGTTGCTGAAATGTCAGATAAGGGAATTCAATTCTCTAACTATGTTGCTGAAAACTTAGAAAAGAGTATTAATTATTCTGAGTATGTAGCTGAAAAGGTTGACCAGAATATTGCTTATTCTGAATATCTTGGTGAAAATGTAGATAAGAGTATTAAATACTCCGAATATATTGCCGAAAACATTAATGCACCTAAAGGTGAATCACTTAATGAGGCTGATGAAGTAGAAACTAAAGAAACTAAAACTGAAGAAGTAATAGTTGAAACTAAAGTTGAAGATATTAAAGACTATAAAGATTCAATCGATGAGAAATTAAATAAACTTATTTCTGCTGCGGAAACTAAAAACGTTTCTGAAATGCACTTTATGAATTTCTTAGGAGAATCTAAAAAGAATCAATTTAATTCTTTATCTGAAGATAAGCAAGCTATGATTGTAGAGTCAATGAATGCTAAACCGATTATGTCTACTATCCAAGCTGAAAATATTTGGGAATCTAATTTTGTTGAAAAGAAAAGAGAATTAGATGTAGTTTCTGATATGCCAGAAAAATTTAAAGAAAAATGGGATAACCTTTCTGAAAATAGAAAAGAACAAATTATTTCTGAATCAAGGTTCCACCCTATAAATAATCAATATGGAATTAATAACTTCTGGTCAACAAGAGATCTTAGGGATACTCAAATTGTAACAGAATCTATTAATGAAAGTAAAACTGCTGCTGAGTCTGCAACCACTAAAGAGCCATTAGTAAATGAATCTTTTAAAAATGACTTAATAGAAAAAATGAAATTCAGATTAGGTAGAATCTAATCTAAAAGATATTAATCGAATGGTTAAGAAGAAAAGAACCGAGGCGATTAAAAACGGAATTTAATAAATTCCACCAAAGCTGACAAATTTAAATCTGTCAGTGATTGCGAAAAATAATTTTTTAAAAATGTACGCAAATCAATTAATCAACGAGGCCGAAGTTCAAAAGACTTGGGGCCCTATCATTGAGGAGGCTACTGGCGTTACTGAAAAGTCTAAGTTATCTTGGATGTCTAAGTATTGTCATTACCATAACCTTAATGAAAGTGTATATAATACTGTACACTTAAATCCTAACATGAATGTTCAAGGTATGAATGCACCAACTTTCCCGGCTGCACCAACTACTATGAATGCATTCCAAGGACAAGACGTAGGATCTGGTGACAGACCGTTTTCTTTGCTTCCACTTGCTATGCAAGTTGCTGCTCAGACTGTAGGTTTAGACTTAGTTCCTGTTGTACCAATGCAAGGCCCTATGGGAGTTCTTACTTACTTAGACTTTGTATATGGTGGAGGTCGTGTAACAGCAGCTGGCGGAATCGCTACTGACAGTGCACCACTATTAATTAAAGCTCCATTAACTCAAGTTACTGGAACAACTTTAGCTGTAGACTCTATCGTTTATGTTGGTACAGGAACAAATGCATCTTACGAATTAACTTACGTAGGCGTTTCTAGAATTGACGGATATCCAATTTTCCGTGTAAGAGGTAATAGCATCGATGAGGTGACTACTAACTTTTCACAAGGTGAAGAAGGATATGAGCCAATCTATACTGCTGTAGAAGGCGTTACTCCTACTAGTTTTTATAGCGATGCCGCTCTAACAACTGACTTAGGTGACTTTGACGGTGCTGCTGAATATGTTAAAGCTTTAGAAGACCACATCTCTGGTTTTTCTGGTAATGCTTTTGAAGCTAACAACCCAACAACAGGTGCTCCTGGTTTTGCAACCGAGAATATCGATGGTTTAGATCCTTACCAAAGAGGTAATGGTGAAGCTACACCTGATAATATCATGGGTCTAAGTTTATTTAACAAATCAGTTGCTGCAAAAACTTTCCAAGTTGCTGCTGCCGTAACTAGAGAACAAGTTCAAGATCTGAAGCAATTCGGAATTGATGCTGTTGCTCAAGTTGAAGCTGTATTGGTAAATGAGTTAACTCAATCTATTAACAAATACATCTTGGATAGAATCTTCAGAAATGGAGCTACTAATGCAAGTAATGTAAATACTGTTGATAGTATATTCTTATCTCAATCGTTTGGTGACGGTACTACTGCAACTAACGTTGCTGGTTTCAACCTAGGCGCTGGTAACAATAGTAACGCTCCTGCTATCACATTAGGTGCTGGTTCTGCCGTAACTAATGTATCAGGTGGTGGAGAAACACAAGGAACAGTACAACGTAGGTTGTTTACTAAAGTACTTGCTGCTTCTAACCTAATCGCAACAAGAGGAAGAAGAGGACCTGCTACTTTCGCTGTATGTTCAGGGCAAATCGCTACTGCACTACAGGATGTTTCAGGATTCGTACCTTACCCTTTATCAAACACAGTTAATCAAGCTGGTGGATCTTTATATCCAATCGGTGCAATTGCTGGTGTAACTGTTTATGTTGATCCAAACATGGCTTGGACTGACTTAAGAGTTGCTGTTGGTAGAAAAGGTGATGGTAATTCTCCTGGTTTAGTATTCATGCCTTACTTAATGGCTGAATCTGTTGAGACAATCGCAGAAGGAACTATGGCTCCTAAGATCGCGGTTAAATCTAGATTCGCTTTAGTAGACGCAGGTTTCCACCCAGAAACTATGTACTATACTGTAGCATTCGCTACTTTTGACGGTGTAAGTTTAATCTAAGCAATTAGGTTATAATATACTTTTTAAAAAGGTTCGCTTCGGCGGACCTTTTTTTGTCTTATATCCAGTGAATATATAAAAAAATTAATATAAAGATATGAAAACATTAAAATCATATAATCAATTTATAGCTGAATCTGATAATGTAGATGAAGGCATTACTGATATTAAAGGTATTATGTCCAATCCTATTAAATATAAGAAGATTAAAAATAATGCTAAAAAGTATCAACAGACTAAAGTTCAGATATCTTTAAATAATTTAGATTACGAAAAGAAGAAGCAAGCATCTAAAGGAGAATTAGATTCAAAAACTAAAGAAGCATTAAAAGTTGCAAATGCTACTAAGAATACTGCATTAAAGGATAAAGCTTCTGCTATAAGCCAAAGAATGAAAGATCTTGCTACAACAGAACCTCTTAAAAAGGTTGTAACTATTGCAACTACAAAGTCAAACCTAGCGGCAGCAGAAACTGCGCTTAAGGCTGCTGATGGTGAAGAATCAAAACAACTTAAGATTAGAATTAAAAAATTAGCAGGTAAAGCTGCTGACGCTCAACAGGCATTAAAGGATTATGAATCTGAAGGTGGGAAGGATTCTAAATCAGCTTCACCGGCAAATGATGCAGGTAACACAACAGATGCTGAAAGGACTAAGTTAGATAAAGAAAAAACTGATAAGGCTAAAGAAGCTCAAAATCAATCAAAAGAAGATATTGATAAACTGGTTAAAGATGCTAAAGCTGCATATGATAAAGTAAAAGATGGTGAAGATGCTAAAGCTAAGTATGATGCTGAAATTAAATTTAAACAAGCACAACAGAAAAAGGCCAAGTTTGATAACAACGATGAATTATACAAAGGTTTAGGTAATGACATTGGAGAGATAATGAAAAAGCAACAAGACTTAGATAAACCTGATACTGCTAAAGATAAGATTGCTCAATTAGAAGGTAAAATAGCAGCCCAAGATAAAATTCAAAAGGAAAGGTCAGAAAAAATTGATAAGTTAAAGAATGACTTGGACAAAGCTAAAATCAATAAAAATACTGGGAGATCATCACAAGGTGAAATAAATAAGATTAAAGATTCAATCCAACAAGCAACTGAAGATTTAAAGCGTTCTAAAGATGAAGAGAAATCACTAAGAAAGAAACTAAAACCATTAGCAGACAAAGAATTTGGAGAATCTTTTGCTCCATTAGAAGAATCGGTTTCTCAAAAGTTTAGAAGGCTAATGAATAATGTATAAGGTAAGACACATTAATTTTGGATGGTATAAAAGGAGGCATGGTATTCTATTGGAGAATCTGCCTCCTTTGAAGCAAAAACTTTTATTGGAGCATAATCATATGAAATGGCTAGATTCTGATGTAGATGTTTTTGAGATTATATTTAAAATTGAGGATATGAACGAACATGAAAAGAATCCTAACCGTATACTCTGGAACCCTTTTAGAGAAACCTTTACAAACATAAAAGAATTAGAAAAAGATTCGGATCTTATAGAATGGAATTGCAGTATTTGTAAAACTGAAATTAAATCAAGGATGGATTCTAAGAAGGTTGAAAACTTTGTCTGTAACAAATGTTCAGAGGCCCATAACTCACGGAACAACAGAGTTGATCAAAGAATAATAGATTCGTCAATCAAATTTAATAAACACTGCAAATCATTACTAAAAGGTGAACAGAGGGAGTTTATGACTTATGCACGAAGATCATCTAAAGGCTAATGCATCTGCTATTGTTATCCTAGGAAATATTTTTAAATTACTGGTAGGGCATGCATTATAAATTTGAATATCCTTTCCTTTTAATGCATCTTTTAAAATATCAAAACCAGGCAAAAACTGTTCCTTATAAATTTTAGCTCCTGTGGCATTAACTGGATAACCATCGTGAAAATGACTACCTTCAGATGTCTGTCCCATATCATAACCTAATAAAACTATTCTTTTAGCACCTAGGTGTATGGCTAAATTTATAGCAGCATATCCACTATTATTACCATGTGCTACAGAGTTAGGTGATGTTTCAATTCCAAACTTCTTTCCTCTCCTTAAAAGATTGACATGCCCTGGGTATGCTTTAGGTCTAATTGTATATTTTAAACCTTTAAAATTATTAATCTCTTCCTCTAACCAAGTAAAAACTCTACCATCGGTCCAGTATACCGCGTCGGCCTGAGGGTAAAATTTCAAAGCCTTATTAATTGCTATTGTTTTTTTACCTCTTAATGAGTTCCAAGTAAATCCTTTAAGAGAAGGGCCGCCTCCAATTAAATAAACAGTTTCTCCTTTCCATAATGGTTCTACTTTAGTATACTTCCATTTTTGCTTAGGACCGTTTTGTATATAATTTGATTTATTTTTGTTTACTGATGTTACTGTTTTTACTCTTTTTATTGTGGACTGCCCAATCTTCCCTCTATTAATTCTACTTTTAGAATTTTGAGAAATCTCGGTGGGAACTGTGATTTTAACAATCTTTCTTATTTTTCTTGCCCTTCTCATGAATGGATTTATTTTATTATTTATTTAGGTTAAAACAAATGTGTTTTTGTCCATATAAAAATAAATCTAATTCATATATGAAGAATATCCAAAATATGCTTTTAACAGAAAAGTATAGACCAAAATCATTAGACGATTTAATAACACCACAAAGAGTAGGGGAAAAATTAGGAAAGGGTGTTTATCAACATTTATTATTGCATGGTAGTCCAGGAACCGGTAAAACTTCTGCTGCTAAGGCATTAGTTAAACATTTCAATCACCCTTATCTTTATATTAATGCATCTACTGATACATCGGTTGATATTGTAAGAAATAGAATTACTGACTTTTGTGCTAATCGTTCTATTATGGATGAGCCAGGAAAAATGAAGGTTATTATTCTTGACGAGATTGATGGTGTATCCGATCAATTCTTTAAAGCTTTAAGAGCTACTATGGATCAATTCGCCGTGAATGCCAGATTTATAGCAACATGTAATTATATTAATAAAGTACCAGATCCTATTCAATCAAGATTTGAAATGATTGATTTTGATTTTAGTAAAGAAGAAGAAACTGAAATAATGAAAAGTTACATTATGAGGATTTTTCAAATATGTAAAGAAGAAGGTATTGGAATTGATAAACATGCAGCAGTTGAGTTAGTAAAAAGAAAGTTTCCTGATTTAAGAAATATGTTAAATCAATTACAAGGATTTAAATCACAAGGTGTAGAAACTATAACTGTTGATGATATTAAAAAATTCAGTTCTGTATATAGAGATATTTATGATCTTGTTATTGATGGAGAAGATCCTGTAAAAAATTATCAATACATGTTATCCAATTATGCAAATAGAACGGATGATGTGTTATCTTCTTTAGGTGCTGAATTTATAGACTTTATTAAACAGGATAGACAATCATATGTACAATTTATTCCACAGATAATTGTAACGGTTGCAAAATATCAAGCACAACGACAACAGGTAATAGATCCTGCAGTATCAATGCTTGCATGTATATATGAATTACAAACAATAGTAAACGGGGCATAATGGCATACGGTGTACATAAAAACACAGAAGAGTTTGAAGAACAGTTAGTACAATACACAGGTTCTAAATACGCGGTCACTGTAGATAATATGAGCAATGGTTTATTCCTTGCTTTATATTATGAAAATTATATAATGAATGCATGTAATGATATTATCACAATTCCTAGTAGAACCTACCCATCTGTGCCTTGTGAAATAATCCATGCAGGTTTAAAGGTTGCTTGGGATAATGACCACCCACAAGTTAAGGATGGAAAATTAACAGGAGCTTATCAGTTAGAAGGTTCTAATGTATGGGATTCAGCATTAACATTTACCGCTGATATGTATAAATCTAAAACTCATACGTGTGTTTCTTTTACTGGGCCTTATAAACATTTTAAATTATCTAAAGGCGGTGCAATACTAACTGATAGTTTAAAGGCATACCATTGGTTTAAAAGAGCAAGGTATTCAGGAAGAAGAGAATGTTCTTACCATGATGATAACTTTGATATGATTGGGTGGAATTTTTATATGATGCCAGAGTTAGCAGCTAGAGGATTATTATTAATGAACCAATTTTATAATCAGGATGGTACTAAAAAGCACCAAGAAGATTTATCATTACCTTATCCTGATTTATCACAATTTAAAATATACAATAAATGAGAGCACAATTTTTAGAAAAGCTAATAAAGAAGTTTCCTAATAATATGGAGTTAGGGGAGGCAGTCAGATCATATTATTGGTTAAGAAAAAAGAAATTAACTAAAGATGAATGTGAAGGAAAAGTTTTGAAATCTTCTTTCAGAAGTCTTTAATCTTTGTTATAATTATATTAAATAACTCAATATGAAAAAAACCGGCAGACACACATTTGTCATAGATGGAAATTATTTTCTATTTAGAACACTATATGTACTTCCTAGCAGATCCAAAAAGGCAGGTCTATTAGGTACAGAAGAAGATGTGCAAATCTTTGTCAAAAAATTGGCAACTGACTTTGCATACCAAATTAGATTATTTGAAGGTCTTATTGATAAGGTCGTTTGGACGGTAGATTCAAGATCATGGAGAAAGGACTTTTACCCAGAGGCAGAATATAAAGGTAATCGTAAACAAAACGATGCTCTTAACTGGGAGAACTTTTCAAAAGCAACAGCCGATTTTATTTCTATCTTATCTAAGCAAGGTGTTATTATTTCTAAAATAGATGGTGCTGAAGGTGATGATTTAATGTATGCATGGAATACTGAATGTCTTGCAAATGACAAATCAGTTATTATGTTTACTGGAGATAGAGACTTAGTTCAATTAGTAGACAAGAGTAAAAATAATAATACTCATACTATTTTATTTTCACCAGCTCATAAAAAATTATATACTTATCAAGGATTTTCTGAATGGATGGATTCTCAAACTAAAGAAGAACAATCTGATAATGTATTTGATGTTCTAAAAACATCTATATCACCAGAGAATCAGGCTAAGAAATTACTTAAATCATTAGTTGCAAAGAAAAAGGTTTCTATTATAGAAGTTGATCCTGAAGACTTTCGTTTTCGTAAAGTACTAACCGGTGATGCTGGTGATAATGTACCTCCTGCTTATTACTATAAATCTAAGAATAGAAGGTATGGTATTAGTGAGAAAAAGGCGACTGCTATTATTGCCGAGTTCAAAGAAAAACACGGCCACTTATCTCATATGTATCTTTATAACGATGAGTATATTACTGACCTAGCAAATATGACTATAAGAGTTATGAATGCAAAACATATGAGCCGAGAGCAGATTATTTCTAATCTAAAGTCTAATGTTAATCTTATGGTCCTTGCCGCTGAATCAATCCCAGAAGGTATCCTAGATGAAATGTTTAAATCAGTAGAGTCTAAAATGAATATAAAAGGTTTGCAATTAAAAACAATTTCTACAATGAAATCTATTTTAGAGAATACTGAATATGTTAAAGAAACTGATAGTTCTTTTAAGGCTTCATTTTTTAAGGATGATGATTCTAATGAGTCAAATGATATGTCATTTATCATTAATAAAAAATCACAAGGAAAAATATTCTAAGTTTTTTGTTAAACCTTTTTCTTTTTCTTCATATAAATATAAAATAATTCTATGAAACTATTTGACTATATAAAAGTGCTTTTTGGAAAAGATGTTCATTGGGATAATGTCAGTAATTATGACAAGTCTAAAAATTCATTTATGACCAATCGTTTTATGGGAATTAAATTTCCTATGCAAGCAAATATGTTTAATACTTTAAAGGTTGATCCAGTGGGGCAAGCAGAAGCATGGAGATTAGTATCTTCTAAGTTTAACAGAGTTCCTGGTTTTATTTACACTAAAGTAAAAAAATCTGCTAAGCAAAAGGCAAAAGAATGGAGTCCTAATCCTAAAGCAAAAGAGATGTATATGAAATTTAACGAAATAGGTGAAAGAGAATACAGAGAAGCTCTACAATTTAACCCATCACTAGTCCAATCCTCGATAGATATACTAGAAAAACAAATGGGTAATGATGTTGATTGATAATAAATTTGAATTAGGGATACCTACGCACATTATGTTTACTTTGTATAAGTATGATTACTTTGATAGTGTCATTATAAGTAGAGTGAAAAAAGAGTGTAAAAACTTATCTAAAATAGAAGGTGAGTACATTGTGAAAAAAGATTCATTTCTTAATGCTATTAAAACCAGTAAACGAATTAGGAATGAACTTGCAAAGGCTGAAGATTTTGGTTATGTTCCTAACCCTTCTGTTAAACCTAATTCTATTTATTTTCTAGGATCTATATTTAGTAGGCTGCCTAATTTAGAATTTTTAACTATTAAAGTTAATGATGATAAGAAATTCACCAGACTAGTTAAAAATGAAGCAGGGCACCAAGTATTAAATTTTCATTTTAGTATAGTTGAAGGAATTTTTGATTTAACTCAACTATTGTCAAGAGAAGAGCTGGACGAATTTAACAAAACTCTTATTAATTTTCAAATACTAAAAAATAAGTATTTGGAGAGAAAGCCTTATTTTTACATGAAGGCTACTGCTATTATGGATATTCTAACCTCAATGGAAGTAGAAGGGAAAATAAGTACTTTTCATATTTTAGACCATATTGATCCTAAGCTAGAAACAGACGATCCGATCCTAATTGTAAAAACCGACTATACACCATATTAGATTAGTAGATGAATATATAAACAAATAATGTTTGTATATGAAATCTTTTCTTAGCCGATGCTGTGAATCAAAACGTGAATGTATTACTTATTTAGTAGTATTCTTATGGGTGGCCGTTGGTATTACTGCTACATATTTTGATACTAACTTTACTCAATTAGCAGGTTACTTTATTTCTTTAACTGGATTTGTAGCATCATATATCTTTGGTGAGAGTATGAGACCAAGTACAGATTCTTCAATATTTAGAAAAGGTAAAAACAGTAAAAGAGAAAATTTAATGTATATCACAATTGCTCTTTGGACTATTATAGGAGTCTGGGTAATTGTAAAAAGGGCAGATCTCATGGGAGCAGCCGCATACTTTGCTGCTCTAACGCCCTTTGTTGGTTCTTATATAATTGGAGAAACTTTTAAAAAGGAAAATGATTCACAAGATTCATATGAACAAATAAATTCATAATCAATGGCAGTTAATGGAAGAAAAACAGATGCTAATGGAGATGCTATATTAATTAGTCTCCAAGAACCTTACAAGAATGTAGTCGAAGTAATAGGATATACCGATGTAACTAAAGGAGAAGTTTCAGGTCTCTATTATAATAAACAGTTTAGGTGGGGTGTTGATGGTGTAACTTATTCTGATTATATTGATCTTACTAATGTAAATTTAGAAGCATTATTATTAAATCCTGCAAAACCTTTTTGGATACAATACCGATATGAACAAGTAGGTGATGGGGAGTTAGAATTTGAATCTATAGCACTGGAAATTGTAACAGACGGTGGTGTAATTTGTAGAATTCCACAAGTTGAGTGTGGGGCTGAAGGTTGCGTAGGTACTCCTAATCTTGTAGTTGATTGCTGTGGTGAACAATGGAACCCTTATGATTTATCTAGAGCATCATCAATGTATAATCAATTATCTGCAATAACATCTAACATGTTTGGTTTTTGTGTTGATTACTTTAAAACAAAAGCAGATCAAAGAAGCCGAGATGTCATTCTTAAAGAATATTCCTTATTTGATGTAATTTCAGAAGCTGAAGTAAAAATCTTAATTCCTGATAATGATCTCCCAACAAGAGAAATTCAGTTTAATCCTATGATGATGGATTTTCCTGTACAGTTTGAAGTTCATATTGTAAAATCTGCCTTTGAGGCTGTTTTCGGTTTAGGTGCTAAGCCTGAGATGAGAGACTATTTATATTTTAAAGATTATATGAATCGTATGTATGAAGTTGATGCAATTGCTCAAGCAGATGATTTTCTTTATGCAGGTTCTTATTGGAGAGTAAGCTTAGTACCTTATCAACAAAGAACTGCTGTTATGTTTGAGGATACGACAGCAGGCAAAAATATAGAAGCAAATACAAAGGCTTTAGTTTCCGATGTAGAAGATAAATTTAAAGTTGAAAGAGAAAATGAATACAGGGATGTTAGGAAAGATAATCAATATAATACTATAGGAAGTTTATGTAATGACTATGTAAGAAGGGTATTAGATAAAAAATTAATAATTAAAGAGGAGAATGTTTATAACCAATGGACAATAATTTCTAAATATCATTATAAGCTAGGTTCTATGGGAACTAGGAATGAAGCTATAAAATACCAGTATGAAGGTGGGTGGGATAGTGAAGAAGATAGAGCATTCACCTTTTGGGTAAGGCCACAGTATAAAACACCATTAGGTAATAATGTACTTATCTTATCAATTGTAAATAATAGTGGAAAGGTACAATTTAATACCAGTGGGTTACCTACTTTTGGTAATGCAATATCCATTGGAGACTGGGTAGAAATAAGAGGAACACAATCATATAATGGGATTGGTAGAGTTATTGAAATAATAGGTGACTCTGTTGTTATAGATGAAACTTATGTGGATGATATAATTACAACAGGTTCACCTAGTTTTAATAAGGAGGCAACTAATAATTTTATGATTTATGAAAATGATTTATTACCACCAACTCAACATGTTTCGTTTACATATACACCTAATTGGTTTATTATGAAGATAAATGAAACTTATTATAAATGGGAATTACCACAATCATTAATTAAGGGTGAATGGTATGCTATGGTGATTAATTTAAACTCCACCGCAAGACAGTTAGGATTATTTGTTTATAATACTCTTGAAACATCTGGTGTTGTCAATCCAGAATTCACATCTACTTTAAATCTAATATTTAATAAAACTCAAAATTACACTCCAACATCCGTGATAGATGATCAGGCTTGGAAACTTTTAGGTTGTGAAACAGATTTAACAAATATAAGAATTTGGAAAAAGCCTATAGAAGAAGAATTACAATCCTTAATACTTAGTCAATACGTTGTAAAGGATACACATCTGACCTTACTTTTAGACAATGCCTCCCCTCAATTATTATTACAAGATGTAACAGACGCCAGATAACCTGGAATATATATTACAAATAACTTATTAATGGAAGATAACTCAAAAGACAGGTTTAGAGATAGTATTGGTGATTTACTTAATGATTTACCAGACGAGGTACCTGGATTAGATGAAACACCTGAATTACCTAAAGTAAGAATAGAAAGTACACAGGCAGTTGCATTAACTAAAGCTAAAGGTAAAGCTAAAAAGGTAATGTCCAGTTTACTTAAATTTTACTTAAGCGAGGAAATTATTGCAGAGCATGAATATATCCAAGCAAAGTCTCAATTAGACGAATACGCATTAGGTATGTTAATCCGACAAATGGAAAATAGTGAAATAGCTATTTCTACATTAATGGACACAATCCACGAAGGTGATGTATCACCAAGAATGTTTGAGGTACTTAGTGATTTACAGAGGACTCTTTTAGATATTATTAAAAGCCAAACTATGTATATGGTTGCAATTGAAGAAAATGCTAAAAAGACATCGAGAGATATTGATGTTTATCATGGTAGTACCGAAACTAATTCCAAAAAGCAAAGTGGTATTAAATCAAGAGGGACAAAAGATTTAATGAGAGCTTTACAAGAAACTATTAACGAAGAAGATATACAAGATGTCGATAGCGATGAAAATGAAAATGAAGAATAATTATATTCTTACACAAGAAGTTCCCCAGACCGAAAGAAAAACTGAAAGTGGATTAATTATTCCTGGAGAAAAGTATAATAGGATTGCTTTAGTTTTAGAAGTAGGAGGTAATCTAGAAGTTAAGAAGGGTAATAAGATAATAAAAACAATAGGAAAGGGTACTGAATATACTTTAGATGGAAATAAATATGAAATCTTACATATAAATAGTATCTTGGCCGTAATAGAAGAAGATGGCACAGAAACCACAAGCGCCTAGCGCAGGATTTGACTTTAATGTTGGAAAAGCTCAACAATCTTTTTCATGGACTAGTGAAGCAGTAGAACAGTTAATGTTTGCGATAGAAGAAGGCTATAAAATCCAAACCACTCCATTTTATGAAGGCAATCCTAATTTAAGAAAGGGTAATATTGTTTTTAATTATACTTCTGAAGAACTTAAAGAAATTAAAAAGTGTGCAAAGGATATTGTATATTTTGCAAACACCTATTGTACTGTAATGACCGATGAGGGGTTGCAGACTATTACATTAAGACCTTACCAAGAAGATATGTTAAGGCAATTTCAATCAGAGAGATTTAATATATGTTTAGCAAGTAGGCAAGTTGGAAAAACAATTTGCTCTTCTATTTTTATTGCCTGGTACTCTTTATTTAATTTTGATAAGAACTCTCTTATACTTTCAAATAAGGGAGCTACAACAAGAGAAATTATTGATAAAGGTAAAACTATACTAGAACATTTACCATTCTTTTTAAAACCAGGTACTCTTAAATGGGATGTATTTAATTCTAAGTTTGATAATGGTTGTAGGATAATAGGCCAAACTACCACGAAGAAAGCAGCAATCGGTTTTACTATTCATTTATTATTCATGGATGAGTTTGCTCATATACCTGCAAATTTTGTAAATACTTTTTATGAAAACGTATATCCAACGGTATCTGCATCTGCTAATTCCAAAGTTATTATAACAAGCACCCCTAATGGCTTCAATAAATTCTATGACATATATACTGCTGCAGATAAGGGGCTAAGTGAATATACACCCTTTAGAGTGGATTGGTGGGATGTACCAGGGAGAGATGAGAAATGGATGAAACAAGAAGTTGCAAACCTAGGTAGTGAAGAAGCATTTAATAGACAATATGGAAACCAGTTTATAGCTAGTTCATCATTGCTATTAGGTGCAGATAGTCTTAAAAAATTAACCACAAACCAAATAGAATTTGTACATAGAGAAATGGTAGAGTTTGAAGATGAACATGTAGATTATTCTGGTTTGCTATGGGATCCTGAGTTTAATTTAGAAGATTGTGAAGAAGATGAAAATTATTGGTGTTTTTCTGTTGATATTGCTGAAGGGACTGGTGGAGATTATTCTATTATTAATATTTTTAAAATAGAGCTCATGGAGGAGAAGGATTGGAAGAAGGTAACTTCACCTGGTAGCTTTATTGATTTTTACAGAATTAGGCAAGTGGGCAGATTTAGAAGTAATGACCATACGATTGAAGAGTTTGCAAAATCTCTTTATATTTTAACTTATGATGTTTTTCATTCAGAGAATGTAAAATTAATTATAGAATGGAATCTGTTTGGTGGTGAATTAATAAAAAGAATGGAAACCGTATTCCCACAGAGAAATGATTTTGATGAAGAGGCTGTAGTTAAATTTAAACACCGTATAGATGCAAGAACTAAACAATTTGGATTAAAGGTAAAAAAGGATAACAAACCTATTTTTTGTCAAAACTTCAAAAAATACATAACTCAGAATAAAATAATTATAAAGGATAAGCAAACGGTATATGAAGCAGCAACTTTCGGTAAAATGCCAAATGGTACTTATGCAGGACAATTAGGCCATGATGATTTAATAATGACATGTATAAATAGTTCTGAATTCTTCTTTACATTAGATTTTTCCGATTTTGCTGAAGAGATTCATGATGTAGCAGAACAAGGTGTTCAAGATAAAATTGATACTATCTTAGAACAAGATGCAAAAGGAGGACAACTGAATTTCGATATCTATGACCTGGTATAAAAAGTTATAGGTTAGTGGATATATAAAAAAAGCAAATAAAAAAAATAATATAAGATGGCACTAGATCCGAAAATCGCTTCGATTAAAGCTGCAGGAACATACAGATTTGAGTTTGACAAATCTCAAGTAGTTAGTATTCCTGCTAATCAGACAAGATTAATTGTCGGTTTCTCTAAAACAGGACCTTTTAATACTCCGGTATTTGTACCTGACACCGCATTCTTTAAACAAGTTTATGGTGATATTGATAGAAACTTAGAAAGAAAGGATTCGTTTTTCCACAGAAGCTGTTTAGCAGCATTGGAAAGAGGACCTATTCTTGCACTTAATCTATTAAACTTAACAGCTGCCGATAAGGTAGAGTATATTAAATTTGGTACAGCATCAACCCCTGACGTTCAGGCTAATGCTGGTGCCTTAGGTGAATATCAAAACTTCTATAACAGAGATAAATTCTTTTATCCTGACTCAGATTCATTCTTGGATAATGTAGGAGCAAATAAATTAGACTTTAGTTCTAGTACGACTAATGATTTATTAGACATGGTTAATTTAGGACAAAATCCTTTATCAGTTATTGTAAGAAAATCATCAGCTGCAAACTCTACTGGGTTTAACGTAACTGCAGAAGAATGGTATGGTGCTGCAAATGTACCAGGCTATTTAAATAAAGATAGTTTAGTATCTGACTTCTTAGTAGATATATTTGTAATTGATGGAAACTTTGGTGGAGATTTTGCTTCGGCTACTCCTTATGAAAGGTTTGAATCAGATCCAATATTCCAAACTTACTTTGATGCTACACAAGGATTACAAAGAAGATTATTTGATTCTGATGCAACTGATACTAAGATTGCTGAATTCTTTAACGAATCAGAAGTCAGTGTTATTGCAACTTATACTGCATCATTACTTCCTAACTTCACAGATCTATTAGGTAATAACCTTTTTGTAGAAAAAGTTGTTAATGCTGATACAGCATCTACTGGTTTATTCTGTGCGGTGAACGAAGATCTATTTGATGGTGATACATTAATTGATGGTGTTGCAGGAGGAATTGATTTAATAGGTCATAACCTTGAATATACACAATCTACTTCAATCCAAGATGATGTTAACTTCTTATCATATAGTGGATCAATTGTTTCTGATTTAAGTTATGCCGGAACTGGTAGTACACCGAATGTAATATCACAAGGTTCTGAAACTATTTCTGTAGTTGCATTATCAAGTACAAATATTCAAATCCAATTACAAGGTGTCGTAGGTGATCCTCTGTTTGATGCATTCTCTGCAATGTCTGCAAATAGTACAACAGCAGTAGGAACATATATCTTAGGATTAAATAATGGAAAATATATTCCAGTTATATCTCATCAAGTTGTAGGTAACACTGTAACATTAGTAATGTCAGGTGTTGGTTCAACAATAGCAGACTTCGGTACAGTAGGTTCTACATATACATATCTTAATGAAGCTGACTTTGGTTTTGTAACTGATGAACTTCCACTCGCTGACCCTTCAAATTCTAATATTATTGGTGGATACGGTTCAACATTATATAGCCAATTTTCAAATGGTACTCTTACTGATGGTGATGAGGCTGTTTATGAAGAGACTGGGATTCAATATACTTCATTCTTAGTGTTTAACGCATTAGATTATGGATTTATTCATACCGGTTCGCCTACAACAGGTGGTAATACAATTGCAATATCTGATTCAGAATATTATTTACCTTCTGTTCAAGTTACACCTTATGAACAAGATTCATTTGATACAATAACACCACATGCGCAATTTACAGTAGGTGGTGCTGGTACATTCTTAAGTTCTGATGCTGTTGCTTATGCCGTTGGTACTTTAGGAATCCAAACACTTAAAGGTGCTAATAATGTTTCTATTGATCTTATAGCAGATTCAATTTCTGAAACTGCATTAAAACCTAACCAGGTATTAATAGCATCTGATAATCCTGATGCTGCTGATGTTAAGGTTGGAAATTATTTAGTACACTTTGAAGGTTCTGTTAGCATACCGCATTCACGATTAACAAGAATTAATGTTGTACAAGGCGGTTTAACAAATGCTGAGTACAGTACTATACCTTCAGGTAAAACTGCATTATTAGTAACATGTCAAAGTGAAGTTTCAGTAACTACCGCAGGTGCTATTAAAAAGGTGGAGTTATATTATCCAATTGATGCATGGGTAGATTACTTAAATGTATTTACATTAGATGGTTTTGATTTAACAGCTGCCCATTGTCCAAATGGAACTAATGGAAGACAAAATGAAATCTTAAACGGTACTTTAAATGGAACTAATTTATTTAAAGCATTAACCAACAGAGAAGTAATTAACTTTAGATATATTGTAGATACATTCGGAAACGGTATTGAAAGTGGATCTAAATCAATCTATACAGTATTAGCTTCTACAAGGAAAAACGCATTTGCAATATTAAATGCGCCATCTGCTAAGGACTTTAA